GTATTCCATATGTTTTTAAATGCGTCATTATTAGATAATATGGTCAATAGCCTATGTACATTTGTTCCTGAACCATACTACGATGGTAATAATCTCCATGGAACACCCGTTTTTAATTTATAAATAATGCCCGTTAGCAATAATTCGTATGAGTATTTATTGGGTCGACCTTGTTTTGCTTTTATATTTAACAAAATATCCGCATCTCTTCGCAGTTATAGGGTTTGTTTAAATATACTGTTGTATATGCATTATGTTGCATTGTAATACGACAAATATTTACTGGACAGTCCTATATTATCGAATATGAATGGATATTGCTTAGCAAATGATATTGATAGAACACTACGCGTTGACATAATGAAAAATGATTTTAGCGTTTTTATTGAACTTAAGAACAAACATAATACAATGAACTCATCTAGTCGCGAATCTACCTTGCGAAAATTAATAAACATTAATAAGAAATATCCGCGATCAATATGCTTAATTGGCATCATCAATGGAAATAATTATGTAAAAAAAATAAATAAACATCCGTGCATATATGAGTATTCAGGCGAAGAGCTATTTAAGCTGATATTAAATGATGCCGATTATTATACTAAAGTAACAAATATAATTGAGAATAATTTAGATGATTGGGTTGCTGAATACAAGCTCATTAAAAATGTGTATTCATACCGAAGAGATATTCGTGAATTTGGCTCAATAAATAGCATAAATACATTTCGTAAATTCAAATTGAAGTAGTAATAGTGTAATAAATATCACGCTACGGAGTGCCAATAGGTGTGGCTACGTGGTTCCGTTGCATATATATTAAAACGCACAATAGTGACTTTATTGTTGGTATTATCGGTATATGTTAACGTAGTGTGATCTTTTTTAACGGGATTAGTATATGTTGCACCACTTGTTGGGTCTGTATATATATTGTTATACCACCCCGAATTAACATATTGTATACTTTCATCTGACCGCATAAAAAAATTCCAAAAATCATGTTGAGGTGCTGTAATATAGTTGGTTATATCTATAATTAAATTTCTTTTTTCCGTAATGCTGAATGAATTGTATTTATCTCCAGTATCCGATAGTTTGTCAATATCGTCACGTTGATGATGGCTCATCGATTTACGAGGCATATCGATTATTTCAATCAATTGAGTACGCACATCGTCGTTGTAAAATTCGACTACTTTTGATGTTTTTGTTTCATATGAATTTACATAATCATAATATTCAGTACTATATCTATCTTTGCATTTATACGAACTATACACCCAACCGGTTTGCGTGCACTCAATTTCAATACCATCATTTTTGGTGGGTAGCTTCATTATATATCTAAAAAAAGAGTCATTAAATCCACGCGATATATTGGTAATAGTATTACCTTTTGAAACGATAGCGAATCGATCATTACCACCGCCATGTTGCCGTTTCATATTGATATATTTGTGCTTATACTTTAAATATTTATGTTGTTCCATAAAACTACGTAAATGTGATATATTTATAACCAACAAATAATATATTCATATCATTTGTTGTAAACTAATCTTTATACACATCATTATTATACGTTAATTCATTTATTTTTTTTATTATCTGCTCAATCGGTATGTATTCCTTCTTTTTACCAACATTATTAATTGGTGTATAGTTATGCTTATTTGTTTGTTGGTTATTACCGCGGTTGTCAACGCGGTTGTTCGAACCATATTTATTAATATTGTTATAGCGTTTTTGCATGTTGAATTTATATGTGGTAATTATATTATATGTTATTTATATTGTTATCATAATGATTTATTTTCAATTTCTATATTTGTATTAACAATTTTTTGTAGCGCATCTTTTGTGCTCTTATTATTAATGAATAATTCGGCCCATTGTTTGGCTCGCTGTTCTTGTTCATCGCGCATATGGTCATACTGGTTATTATATAATATTTTATCGTTTATCATGCGCAATGCTTTTGATAGTACATATATTCGCTTGTTACCAATTGTAATATTAACATGTCTTATTGTTCTTTTGATGTTCGTATCAATCGCGTCATAAGTACATATTGTTGATTTGTTTTTCGAAATATCAATTAATAATTCATTGAGCATATTTACATAATAATTGACTAATTTATCATCATTTGTAAATTTAACACATACTATATAATGTTCGGCATCTGTAATATTCGATGTGAATGGTTTGGTTATGTAAACTTCATCGAAAAGAGAATTTAGTATATATAATAATTGTATGTCTACGTTGGTATATAGATCTTTAAATTCGCATATAAATGAACCTCCGTTACATAACGCAGTTATCGCACATAATATTTCACTCAATATGGTCGCGTGCGTGTAATCTGATGATATATTCGCCGTTACAAAATTAACTTTGTGTGCTAACTTATTTTTGTTAACCATATTTTCAATATCACCGCATGTTATATACGATGTATTATTATGCTTCGCGTATTTATGTACATTAATTTTATTGGAGTATTTATTTAGAAATTTAGAATTTATTTTACTGTCATTATGAGCGCATATATGTATAGTATCTTGCTTGCTTTGGCTACTATGTAGCTTATTCCTATAAACTAAATATGCATGAACAAACCCACCATTCATATCTCCAATATGAATTGATGTCATATTATTCTTACTAGCAACATCAAATGTTGACAATATTTCCCATAATTTGAAAAAAGAATTATCGGTGATATGTATTTGTTTATCACTAATATACTTATTAAATGTATTTACGATATTTGTATTATTATCAAAATCTACGACGAAATCATTAATATTATTTATTATTTCTTTTTCGATTTTGGAAAGATTTCCGTTTAATTCGTGTTCTATGTATCGTATACTGTATATATATCCCAAGCTCATTAGCGGAGGATGATCGATAGTTGTTGTACTTGTTAATAGTTTTATTTTATCTACACTTTTTGCGCGGATATCATTGAGCTTAAATACATATGGTATATTATATGTAGTGTTAGTATATTGTAATTGTATTTTCTTTATATTTTCTATCAGCTCATATTTTTTTCTAATTCTTTTTTTAGTTTCCACATCTATGTCTGGTTTTTTTTGCACGATTATCGGGCGAGTTTTTTTTTGAGGCATTATATTGTATAAATAATGTTTATTTAACTATATTGTTATATAGTTAAATTAGCAATTTTTATTCATTTATGAACAACATGACGTACCTGCATTACCACCACGAGTACTAAGATATTTCGCTTGTTTCGTCGATACACATGCACAACCAGATTCACTGTTAATATTTGTGCCCATATACGATGATTGTGTATATTTACCGTGCAGTGACATATCAACATGATGACCCCCTTTCTTCGAATGACCTGAACAGCAACATGATGGACTAAATATATTATTATGAATCGACATTTTTCCACCAAATCCATCTAGAAATTGCCCGCTTAATGGATCTTGTGTTTTATTATTAACGGGAATTGTTTCAATTTGACCGCTTGACTTAGCATAGTATGAAAAATAATTGTCATCATGGTTATATTGTTGCTCTTCTTCATCAAATTTTTCATAGTGTTTATATTTCTTATATATCGTGTTAGCAATAATAAATACAAGTACACAGAATAACAATACTTTAACAATATTATATTTTGTATCAGGCATTTGAATAGGTTAATATTATATTAATTATTTCGATATTTTTAATATTGTTAATATTGGTTATTAAAAATATCCAATTAATTAATATAGCTACATAATGGAAGACATATCGGTTAACAATGAAGAATTATCGGTTAACAATGAAGAATTATCGGTTAACAATGAAGAATTATCGGAACAAGAAATAATAAGACTAATGAATATGGATTATATATATCCAACACCAGTTGACGATAATTTTCAATATAAAATATACAAAAAGCGGGAATTTTACTACAATAAAATTTTCGATAGACCCGATGATAACGTGAATATTAAGGAATATATGGCACGTAAATGTAATGAGCAATTTGAAACCCAAGAGCATCAGCAATTTATAGCGACATATATAAACACACAATCACCGTATACTGGTGTATTATTGTTTCATGGCACTGGTACTGGAAAAACTATTTCAGCAATATCGATTGCTGAAAACTTCAAAAACAATGTTAACAAGTACGGAACGAAAATATATGTAATTGTACCTGGTCCAATAATAAAAGATTCATGGAAAAGAGATATAATTAAAGCAACTGGAAATACATATGTAAATAAGTATTTGCTAGCAACATGCACCGATAACAAATTGTTACAATCTGAAATTAACAACGGGTTACATATAATATTACAATATTATAAATTCATGAGCTATAAATCATTTCATAAGCGAGTGCTTGGTGAGAAAATTATCGAAAAAAAAATGGTTGATAATAAGCTAAAAACATTTTTTAGAAAAACAAAAAATGGTGAATATGAACGCGAAAGTCAAATAGATAAGATATATAACTTAAATAATACACTATTGATTATAGATGAAGCACATAATTTCACTGGTAATGAATATGGCGAATCGCTTAAAAAAATAATTAATGATTCGACTAATCTTCGTATTGTCTTATTAACAGCAACACCTATGAAAAATCGAGCAGATGACATTATCGAATTAATAAATTTCTTAAGACCTTGTGACGATTTAATTAAAAGAGATAAGTTATTCGTTCCGATCGACCAGATAAACGAAAATGATACTATGATAAAAGAAGATGGTATTGCGTATTTCAAGAAAATGATAAGTGGATATGTGTCAAGTCTTCGCGGATATAATCCATTAACGTTCGCAAATAGAAACGATGTTGGTATTATAACAAATAACATGGAATTTACGAAAATAATACCATGTGAAATGCACGATTTCCAACACAATCATTACACAGACGTATTGAGCACTGCAAATGATGCTTTAGATAGAGTATCTGAATCTATATGTAATTTTGTATTTCCCGGAATGAATGAAGATAAAAACGACATTATTGGATATCATGGTAACGCTGGGTTTAAAAGTGTATACAATCAAGTCGACACAAATATAAAAATAATTAATACACTATTGCACAAAAAATTCAACATTCCAAATAATAATAATGATATAATACAAACATCGAAAGATAAAATGTTGAGTGGTAAGTTTATGCACATTGATTATTTGCATTTATTTTCCATTAAATTTTCAACATGTTTAAAAAATTTAGATAAACTCGTATACGGTAACAGTGGTGTACGTACTGCATTTGTTTATTCGAATTTTGTAATAACTGGTATAAAAACATTTTGTGAAATATTATTACAAAACGGGTATATAAATTACGAGCAATACATTACCAATGGTGAAGTATATGACAATACAAAATGTTATTATTGTGGGACTGAGAATAGCAAACATAATAATATATCTGATCACTTATTTAAACCAGCTACATTTATAGCAATAATCGGTAAAACAAATGAAGATGAAGGCGAATATGTACAAGATTCTAAATTTAAAATAATACAAGATATATTTAATAGCCGACATAATTACGATGGTAAATATATTAAATTTATATTAGGCTCCGGTATTGTAAAAGAAGGTGCATCGTTCTTAAACGTCGGTGAAGTTCATATTATCGATGTATATTATAACTTAAACAAAATAGACCAGATAGTTGGTCGCACTATACGCCATTGTTCTCATAATGACATTGTACAAAGAACTGGTGAGCGATATAGCGTAAATGAGTATAAATATTGTATTATCATTGACGGTGAGATATCTAGCGAAGAAAATTTATATATCAAGGCAGAAAAAAAACATTATGATGTTAAAAAAATCGAACGGGCTATGCGTGAATCGGCCATAGATTGTCCATTAAATATGAACAGTAATATAGTTAATATTGAGTATGAAAAATATAAACATTGTGGTGAAAAAGGTCAACCAAAATGTCCTGCCATATGTGATTATACAAAATGTCATTATAAATGCGACTGCGAACAGCTAAATAATAAATATTACAATGATACTACTCATAATTACGATAATGTAAATAAAAAAGCTATTGATTATTCTACGTTTAATTTCATCACGGCTGAAAATGAAATAAATTATGTTATCCGAAAAATCTCGGAATTATATAAAATAAATATTATGTATTCATTAAAAGAAATTATGGAATATGTGTTTAAATCGCTTAATGTAGTTAAGCGAGAACTTTTTAACAAAGAGTTTATATACATAGCATTGGATCGATTAATGCCATTGACTAAAAACGATTTTAATAATTTCAGATATACATTGTATGATAAATATAATCGACCCGGACACTTAATATATGTGTATACATATTATGTATTTCAATCATTTGATTATGATGCACATACACCGATACATTATAGAAACTATAAAAAATATAATCTAAATATTCCCATTAAGTTAAGTAATTATATCAACACAATTTACAAAGTACATAAAACAAATGCAAATAAAAACGGTGATGATGGTAATAGCAAAAGCAATATTAATAAGTTTAAAAGCATTGCCATTGAATATGACTTTGCAAGCACAAATAAATATTACGACTCGAGGAAAGAAAACAATTATGTCGGTATCATAGATAAATATATATCTCGAAATAAAAGCAATATATTTGAAAATACATTTGATATGTTCAAGATACGTATATCAAGAGGCCGTATATTAGACAAAAAAAGGGCAATTGGACTACCATCATACAAGGGCGCCGATTGCATAACTGCGAAAAATAAGCAAATGTTAAAATCCATATGTGAAAATATTGGACTAAATATCGATATTTCGCAATCACGAAAACATATTTGTAACCAAATACGAGATAAATTATTATATTTTGAAAAGTATTCAACTGGTAAAGATAAAAAAACATATGTAATTATACCAGCAAATCATCCTAAATATACATTTCCATATAATTTAGAAGATCGCGTACCATTTATAATACATGATCTTAAAAACAAATTTGGTGCATTTACATATGATACCAATAAACAGTATGATAAAACAGATAAACATAAATTTATAATAGTTGTTACATTCGATAACCAATCATCATTTGAACAACAGTATATCGAAGATACATATGACGGCATATTAAGTAAAAATATATGGACGATTACGATGACATAGATGGATATACATACTTTTTTGTTAAAGTATTTCCCAATTTTTCTTCGCCTTCTTTTTGTGAAATTTCATCGGTACTTATTTTACATATGGTATTAATCATTTCATAAAAATGAGATATATCTTCGTGCTTTAACAATTTTTGCAACAGATTGTAATATTTGCTTGCGAAATTTGGATATTCGCTCTCGACTAATATAGAATACGCAAAAAAATCTTTATTTTTCATTTCTTGCATATCTGGATCTTTTATTCTTTTCAATATCGACAATACATCACCAGTTATATTTATTACATTATCTAAGTTCATTTTATATGCTGTATACTCGTGATTCTTTATATGTTGTATTATTGGATGATAAATATGTCATATTTACGCACCCAATTAGAAACAATATCTGGTAGTATCGGTAGTATCGGTGCCACCAATATATATCCATCTCTCTAATATGTTTGTTGATGTGGCTGTATCCGGACTATTCATAAGCCTACGTAGTGCATAGTGAATATTTCTAATCATTCCAAAATCGCAAGCAATACGTTCGTTTTCCTTCGCGAATGAGTCGCCATCAACAACGAGGTTAGTATATACACATGGTGTACATGTTGGCTCACTGAAGCCATTCGATTCAAATGTAGTTCCACACCGGCAACACTTCGCTAATGTTGGCGTAAACGTGCGCACAGTATCACCAACATAATTCGGAGTTCCCCGAATTATTCCCGGCGGTACGCATATTCCGCGAATACGCGCGGCTTCTATCGCGTTGCGAATATCGGACACATCTGTGTTTGCTGCGACGCGTCTAGTTTCGAGAAAGTCGCGCATCTCTTTGCTAACTTGCGTCATGATAGTAGCTTGGTGGTAAATTTGAATTCGTTAAAATGAATTAACATATATATATACATAATCCATATATTTGTTTTTTTCAATTTTAAACAAGATGTTAAATAAATGTTATTCGACATCTTGTTTACAAATAACGACCAACAATTATTCCGACAATGAGTGCGACTGCGCACGCGCCTGCATAGATATCATATCGTCGCGACCGTTCCGCCGAGTACATGTCCAATTGCTTACGCATTTGAGCTCGCATGTCTCGCAACATATTATCGGATGCGCCTAATTGTGCGCGCAACTGTTCTATTATCATAACGGTATCAACTGTCGAATTGGATGCGGACAGCACAGTCTTATCCGCATTATTGTGCACGGGCTCATCCACATCGGGTTGCACGAGCCCATTACCATTATTGTGCGCGGGTGGTTCGGGTTGCACGGGCTCTGTATACGGGCATGGACTTGATCCATAGCAATTTTGACACGCACGACAACCTTCGCGCGTACACCAATTGCGAACAATGCACCAACATTGTTCGCATAAAAACCCGCATTGATAATATGTCCATACATGATGAGATGAACCGCAATCAACGGCATCATCGTGATGTGGCTGTTTATCAGGATGTTGATTGTCATATTGTGAAGACATACTTGCGTAGTGGTAAATTTGAATTCGCTAAAATGAATTAACATATATATATATACATAATCCATATCATTGATTTTTTCAATTTTAGCAGTATTAATAATGTCATTAATGCCGACTATTATTATTCCAACTCAATCCTTAAAATGAATTGTTATATAATGCAAAGTTGTTATAGGACGGTCCATTCCTATAAATATACACAAATTATTTACTGGATCGTCCCTATATATTTCAATTTTAAACGAGATGTTAAATAAATATTATATGACATCTCATTTACGCGTTATGATAACATAAGTGTAACCATATTTTATAAAATTCCGGCAACTGTGGTTGCTTCTGTTCATGCGCCTGATCACGCACTATTAGCGCCTGATCACGCTCTCTTCGCGCCTGATCACGCTCTATTTCCAAATCCTCAATAGCTGATAGCGCAGTCGACCATCCGATCGACATTTGGAAGCAATCTTTCTCGATTTGAGTGTACTTCGATTGTATCAACTCTTTTTCGACAATGGCTTGCGAGCAACTCACTTGTTCACTAGTTAACTGATATTGTAATTGTGCGTTCTCTCTCTGTAAATCATGTAGTGTTGACCGATGCTTGTGACATCGGTCGGATTGTTTGCGATACCAGTTGAGTACGTTGTCTAAATCAGTATTTAGCTCATCGCAACGCGCCTGTAATTGTGCGATATCGCAATATAACTTCAATGTTTTTGACAAGTGTGCGCACAATTCCGCGTTTACCATGTCATACTTAGTGGTTACGTTGCGTAGTTTGATAGCTAGAATCTCGCAATGTTTTTTAAACAATGTTAATTGTTGCGACGATATTACGCGATCGCATGTACCCACATTATCTGCGCCACCATCACTAGCCACATCAACAGAACAGCAAGCAACCACAGCATCTGCACCACCAGCGCCACTTACATTCGAGCGCGGTTTATTGGGAGGGCACGTTATGAACATACTGCATTCTTTACATGCTGCACAATCATCGTAGACGCACCACCATTTAACAATCTCATTACATTGTTCACACATGTAATCATCGTTGACATACACAAAGGCGTGAACACGTTCAGGTGGAAATGACATGTCGGCGTAGTGGTAAATTTGAATTCGTTAAAATGAATTAACATATATATATACATTACTCATATTATGTATTTTTTCAATTTTTTACGGGCATTAACAATGTTATTGTTAATGCCCGTAATTACTATGTTGACATGTTCACTATTGGTTGGCTTGAAGTCGGGGCTGTTTCGGAACAGTCTGTTTGCAGTTTTACCATCATCGCTTCGCGATCGAGTTCGGCTGTTTGCAGTTGTACCATCATGGCTTCGCGATCGCGTTCGGATGCTTGCAGTTTTACCATCATGTCTGCGCACGCGCGGTCGGCTGTTTGCAGTTGTACCATCATGAATTCGCTCTCGCGTTCGACTGTTTGCCGTTCTTTATGTAGCTGTTCCGTCGCTAAATCACATGCTCTAGCTGATTCTAAGAATTTTCCTTGAACAACCGTTGTTGCGGTTTTCATTTTTGTTACATCCAGAATCGCCAACTCCCGCTCATTATCTACTTTATCGAATTCATTCTTAAGTTTATCGTAACGGGATGTGAGCTCGTGTATGATTGTCTGTTGTTCTGCCTCAAGTAAATCACATTTGCGAGTTGACTCTACAAGTTTTCTGCACAACGTTGCGTTGCCGGTTCTCGCTTCTTGTGTCGCCATAGCCTCCGAAGTCCGCTCAGCGCATATAGTGTTTAAAGTACGTCGTAGGTTATTGCACTCGGCTGTGGTCGCTCGTAGTTGTACCGTCAGTGAATTACATTGGCGACGTGATGCATCGAGTCGATTAGTATCATCATCACGCTCGGATTCGCGATCGAGTCTGGCTGTTTGTAGCTGTGCTTTCAGTGACTCACATTCGCGACGTAAATTATCGAGTTGCCTCCGATGTTCAACGTGCGTGGAGTCGTGCTCGCGTGCGGCTGTTTTTTGTTGCGCCTTCAGTGAATCACATTCGCGACGTACCTTCGCGAGTATCGTAGATAGCCTGTCTTTTTCAACACGCTCCGCGTATATGCTTTGTTCAGCGTGTTGCATCAGATTTGTAATCCGTTCTGTTTCAAGACCGCCGTGGTATAATGCATACTGGCTCATGGCAACGAATCGTAGTAAATTCTGACCATATACCGCAATGTATCTAGCAGTGTTCGCACTGTCCTCCTCGCCGTTAACTGCTTGATCAATACACCATTTTAGATTCTCGTCGACAAATACGTAACCAATATATGCTAACATGTCGTCATACTTAAAACATGCTGTACATAATACACCGTCACCATTTAACGCCATATGTTGCTCACCACCACTACCGCATCGTGTACACACACGTGTAGATGCAGCCATGCTTAGTAATAAATTTGAATTCGTTAAAATGAATTAAAATATTAATATGAACATACCATACATTAACTATTTTCATTTTTTTGTGATAATTATTACATATTTATCAAAAAAAAAAAACAATTAACTTTACTTGCT